CACCGTTGGTTTGACAGTGGAGACTTACAATCGCTTGAAATGCTACAGGCTATCGTGGAAGTTTGTAAGCTAACTCCACACGTAAAACACTGGCTACCCACTCAGGAACGTGCTATCGTAAAAGAGTTCAAATCTGGTGGTGGTATTATACCTGATAACTTAGTCATACGGGTATCCGCTAGCTTATTGAATGGTGATATGCCAAGTGGAATTGACAATGGCTCACAAGTGTTTACCAAAGACAACACGCCTAAGGGCTTTGAGTGCAAGGCGAGACACAATAACAACGCTTGTGGAAGTTGTAAGGCATGTTGGACGAAGGAAGTTAAGTTTGTAAGTTACCCCAAACACTAGGAAGGAAGCATATGTATAGCAAATATAACCACTCTAACAAGTGTCCACGCTGTAAGATAACTCTGGAATACATCTACACTAAGGATTATGTAGACGAGTTCTATTGTCCAGAGTGCAAAGTGTCCGAATATAGAACGCTTGAGGTGTGGAACTACGAGAAACGCTTGAGCGATCGCTTAGGAGAGTGACAATTTTGCAACACCTCTGAAAAAAACGACAAGGAAGGAAAGATTTTTATAGACAACCAATCTTGCCTAGTGTAAAATATACACTATAGTGAACACATTAGTGAACACTATAGTGTATACTATATAGTTTATATATATATCTTAAACTATATAGTATACACCATTGTTCCCCCATTGGGGGACTCATAACTTTAAGGAGTGACTAAATTGTTCTTAGCTAAGTGGTATGAAACAGAAGACATAAAAGAGTTCGTAGAAAATTACTACGATCGCTACGGTCTTTATCCCCAAGAGGTAAGGACTGAGAATAATCTCTACACCTATGACGAGTATTGGACTATCCTAGAGAAGGAGTTTACTAAATGAAATACATTAACGGAAGCCCTAGAGATAGGGGCAGTGCTGATAGATACTATGGTCGCTTATTTGAGCCTCACTACTACCCCAATGGGACGTATAAAGGCTACAGAGTGACAAAGAATGACATGTCTCCCGAACAGGTGTCCGAGTATACTCTTGGTTGGGAAGAAGAAACAGACAGGAAGGATTGGGGATAATGCGTTGCTCAATATGTGATGCCCGATTGCCCACTGGACAATGTATTGAGGATGACCTGTGCTCCACCTGTAGCCATGAAGTTCGCATGGCACTTGGCATGGGTGACCCTCTGGAGGAGTTAGTCAACACACTTGACGAGGAGAAAGAGTTTTGATAGGATATATAATAGCTTATATTCTCGGAAACGCTTACATCATGGAACACCGTATTAGAAACAAGAAAAGAAAAAGGAGAGTGTAGATGCGTAATATTGTAGAGGAGACTACAGAGTATAAAATGCCAGAGATGGTAGAAATTGACGAGGCTATAGAGCAATTGAACAATGCTATAGCAGAGCTGACTGAAGCAGTAAAAAAAGTAGAGGATGATAATGGCAATAGAGATGAAGGAAGTAGCATGAAGACATATAATATAACCACTACTTTTATTGTGGAAGTAGAAGCAGAAGATGAGGACGAAGCGTTCCAAAAAGTCAATCGTGATAATGATTATGGAGATGTTGTCGACCAAAATATAACTGCTGAGAAGTTTGTAGACATATGGGAGAAGGAGGTAGCATGACAACTAACCCATTAGGCAAAAGCCGTGATATTGAAGACCCGTATGCTATTTTTACAGCGGGAGGTTTTGAACTTAGGCTGTTGAAAACATATAAGCTGGCAAAGAATGAACTTAAAGACCCGCTTGTTAGGTGGCATACAGTAGGCAGATCGCCTATGACATACGGGTCGTGGGAGTATGGGGACATTTACCGTAGCGAGGTCTTAAATAATTTCCATCTAACCTATGCTTCGCCAGAGTTTATGGACGCATATCTGGATGACCCTATTATATCTAAGGAAGGTAAAAACCTGTGATGACAACATACAAATGGAACTATGAAGAAGAAGTAACCATACAAGAATACGTTAAACGCTTATCACCTCTTGTCTGTGCTCCTGTTCTTAGTATGTGGGAGTTTGAAGGAGATATGCTTATGTCTGACTTTCAAAAATTAAACGAAGCGTCTAACCGTTTGACAAACTTGATAGAACAAATTGAAAACAACAAACCAGACCTTAAGGTGGTGGAAGACAATCCTGATAGCGAAGGAGCTTAAAAGATGCACAGAGATAAATACCTAGAACAAGCAAATAATCTTATTAACGGACAGAGGCAGGAGGACTATGGCACTGCTTTGGAAAACCATAACAGAATTGCCTCCCTATGGTCTGTCTATACCGGCAAGGAGTTCACACCTGTAGATGTGGCTATGATGATGTTACTGGTCAAGGTTGCCAGAACAATGGAACGTCCAAAGGACGATAGCTTTGTAGACATATGTGGATATGCTGCTCTTGCTGGTGAAATGTCGAGCATGGATTTTTAGACATGGATAATTTAGTCTTGACAGATTTGGAAATGTATATGATAATAGTAGGAGTAGCAATTATCGTAGGAGCAATTAAGTGGATGACAAAATAAAATTACCAGTTGCCACAGAGTATGGAAACCAGTTGGCACTGGAGTATCTAAACTTTCTAGTAGCAGAGCAGTATATGCCAGAGGAAGCGGCACTGTTCTATCTTGAAATCTCTAGGCTAAATGAGAAGCCTATTCATTATTTTATCACGGAATCCTTAGTAGAATATTTCTTGTATCTTAGCCAAGAGCCAGAAGAGGAAGAAAATGCAGATTCGATACACTGAGGAGGAGACATCAAAGGCTGTTAAAACACATCAGCCATGTCATATGTGTGGGTCTACAGACGCTGGCTCACACTATGACGATGGACACTTTTATTGTTTCGCATGTAAGGGATATGAAATGGAGCAACAGGAAGAGAAGCAGTATATTGCACTCTCTCCCAAGTTTAAGGAGAAGGTGAAAGAGGTTGTCTGGTCTGAGAGAAACATCAGCGATGCAGTTAAGGATTACTACGAGGTCACTGCTAACGATGCTAAGGTTGTCTTCCCCTATTACGATTCGGCAGGGGTAAGGAAAGCCAGTAAGATACGCAACATTGGCAAGCTATTCACCACAGACGGTGACTTTAAGAATTGCACACTGTTTGGTATGCACACCTTGAACAAGACCGTAGCAGGTGATTCAAAGTCCAAGACCATCATAGTAACAGAGGGAGAGGCAGATGCACTTGCCGCTTTCCAGATGGCAAATAGCATTAGCCCTGATGCCAAGACTATTACAAGGCGAGGCAATGCCATTGTCCCTGCCCTGAGTATCAAGAGTGGTGCAGGTAGTGCAGAGAGAGATTTTAAAAACCACTTGGAGTTCCTTGAGAGATACGATCGTGTGTTTATATGCTTCGATTCTGACGGTGCAGGAGAGAAGCCTGTAGAGAGGTGTGCGAAGCTACTTAGCCCCAGCAAGGCGTATATTGTTAAGATGGAACATAAAGACCCCTGTGAGTATACCATGAGGGGCATGTCAGAGGAGTTCGTAGCCCATTTGAAAGACGCTACCTGCTACACCCCTGCTGGTATATCCAATGCAGCAGACAACTTTGAAGGTCTGTGGTCAGAGCAGAACTTGTCCAGTATAGATTTCCCTTGGGATAAGCTACAGGCAAAGACACTAGGCACTCGTAGCAGGGAGATCGTAACTTGGGCAGCAGGGACAGGAGTAGGAAAGAGCAGTATTCTCAGAGAGTTACAGCATTATTACTTGAAGAACACGGATTGTAACATGGGTATCATAGCTTTGGAGGAGTCGGTAGACAGAACACGCAGAGGTATCTTAGCTGTAGAAGCAAATAAAAAACTACATCTAAACGAAGTATTCTCTAAGTATAGCAAAGAAGAAATTAGGAAACACTTTGACAATACTTTAGGCACTGGTAGGGTGTTTATCTACGATCATTTTGGTAGCTTGGAAATGGACGACTTGCTCAACCGTGTCAGGTATATGGTTCAAGGTCTGGACTGTCGAATCATATTCATAGATCACCTTAGTATTCTTATCAGTGGTCTTGACATAGCAGATGAACGCAAGTCTATTGACAGGACTATGACCATGCTCAGGCAGGTTACAGAGGAAACAGGCTGTAGCATACATTTGGTCACACATTTGCGTAGGCTAGGCTCTGATAGGAGTCACGAAGAAGGAGTAGAGGTTAACTTAGGACACCTTAGAGGCTCTCACGGCATAGCACAGATCAGTGATAGCGTTATAAGCCTAGAGCGTAACACGCAGAGCGATGACCCTGTAGAGTGTAACACTACCACGCTCAGAGTTCTCAAGTGTAGATACACAGGCGATGTTGGCATGGCAGATAAACTTTTCTATGACAAGTCAACAGGAAGAATGTCAGAACTAAAGGAGGAGTTCTAATAGATGGCTAAAAGGGCTACGTTTAAGTATTCTCCCAGAACAAAGGTAAGACGTAGGAGAAAGCCAAGACCGTTCAATCATTCAAAGAGGATTTCAAAACGATCACCTTTTTACGGACAAAAAAAACGCAAGAGAGGTCAGGGATAATGAAAGTTGCTATGGTAGATAGAATGGGCAGTGATTTATCAGTAGTTAATTCTGCCAGAGTTAGTTTCAGTAAGGTAAAAACAGAGATTGACAAGTCAGATGAAAGTCTGATAAAATATCTAGCAAAACACAATCACTGGTCGCCTTTCGCTCATACCAGTGTGCAGTTTCGCATACATGCTCCTATCTTTATAGCTAGGCAGTTAGCCAAGCACCAAGTAGGGCTGGTCTGGAACGAGGTATCTAGGCGTTATGTTAGCGACTCTCCTGTGGTATGGGCTATAAAACATAGCGACAGGTCGTTCTATTGGAGGAAGGCTTCCGAAGATAAGAAACAGGGCAGCAGTGAAGAAGAAGTTCCTAGTCAGAGTATAATTAGACATATATATGACGATGCCTGTAGACATAGCGTTGATGCGTATAAACAAATGGTAAAGCTAGGAGTATGTCCAGAACAGGCTAGATCAGTTCTGCCTCAGTCTGCCTATACCGAGTGGTATTGGACAGGCTCAGTGTATGCGTTTAGCAGGGTATGCAAATTACGCATGGCTGATGATGCACAGAGGGAGACACGATACATAGCCGAGCAGATAAGTGAACGCATGAAGATAGATTTTCCGCTGAGTTGGGCGGCTCTCAATGAAGGATAAAATCATACAACAAATTAAGACAGTATTTGATCCAGAGATACCTGTAGATGTCTATGAATTAGGGTTGATCTATGATATAAAAATACACGATGCTAGTTGTTTTATTCTAATGACATTGACTACTATGTGGTGTCCAGAGGCAGAAGTAATACCTGAGAGAGTGAAGCAAGCAGCACTTAATGTTGAGGGCATAAAAGAGTGTGAGGTAGAGGTTACATTTGACCCACCTTGGTCAGTAGAACATATGTCAGAGGCAGCAAGATTGGAGACAGGATTATGAAAGCTGTATTAGATATAGAAACTGATGCTTTAGATGCTAGTGTTATACACTGTCTTAGTTCTAAACAGGTGGGAGTAGACGGTGTTAAGACCTTTACTTCTCCCACAGGGGTGCAGGAGTATTTAAACTCTTTCGACACGGTTATTGCACACAACGGGTTAAGTTTTGATTTCCCTGTCCTTGCTAAGTTATGGGACATACAACTGCCTCTGGAGAAGATGCTGGATACTCTGGTTCTCTCTATGATGGACAACCCATCTAGAGAAGGAGGACACAGCCTCAGAGCATGGGGTGACAGGTTAGGCTTTGCAAAGATGCAGTATGGTGGTGACTTTTCATTTATGAGTCACGAACTTAAACAATACTGCGAACAGGATGTAAAGGTTTGCGAGAAAGTTCACGACACACTTCTAGAATCCATGAAGGATTTTACCAAGCAGTCTGTCAGGGACGAGCATCGTATGCGTATTGTGGCAGACCGTATCAGCGACAACGGTTTTAAGATTAACCGTGACAAGACCGTAGATTTGTTCAACGATTTAATGAGGGAGCAAGACCGTATCAGTGTAGAGTGCAAAGGTCTTTTCCCCGACCAAGTTGTGGAAAGATACTCAGACAAGACAGGTAAGAGGCTCAAGGATAAGGTCGTAGAGTTTAATCCAGCCAGCCGTAAGCAGATAGGAGAGAGGCTTGTAGAGCTGGGGTGGAAGCCAAAGGTATTTACAGATACAGGTTTACCAAAGGTAGATGAAAACACTCTATCGGACTGTGACTTGGAGGTGGCACAGAAGCTGGCAAGATACTTTCTCTTACAGAAACGAACCAGCCAGATTAAATCTTGGCTAGAACTATGTTCAGAGGAGGAAAGAGTTCACTGTCAGTATAGAACATTGGGTGCTATCACCAACCGCATGAGCAGTATCAAACCTAACCTACAACAGATACCCTCTGTTAGAGTAGAGTATGGGACAGATTGCAGAGAAGTTTGGGAAGCAGGAGAGGGTAACAAACTCATAGACACTGATGCCAGTGGATTAGAGTTGAGGGTTCTTGCCCACTATATGAACGATGATAAGTTTACACAGGAGGTTTTACATGGCGATATTCACACATCTAATCAGAAAATGGCAGGATTGGAGACAAGACCACAGGCTAAGACGTTTATTTATGCGTTACTATACGGAGCGGGAGATGCGAAAATAGGCTCTGTGGTGGGTGGAACTGCCAGAGATGGTGCGGAACTAAGACACAGGTTTCTGTCAAACCTACCCACCTTTAAACGCCTCTCAGAGGCTGTTCAGAGGAAGGGTCAGGCAGAGGGTAAACTAAAGGCTATAGATGGTAGAGTTCTACGTGTGAGACATCCCCACGCCAGCCTGAATACTCTTATACAAGGCTCTAGTGCAGTGCTTATGAAGAAATGGTTTATGTATGTGGATCACCACTTGAGGAGGAGAAATCTTAATGCGAAGATCGTAGCAATGGTTCACGATGAATTAGTTTTGGAATGTTGCAAAAAAGATGTTGACCCTGCTGAGGAATGTGTTATACTATCTATACGTCAGGTCAATGAATCGTATAAACTACGTTGCAAGTTAGACTGTGACGTTCAAACTGGAAACAACTGGAGTGAAATACACTAAGATGGCTAATACATATACATATCTAGAAGGCGTTATGTTTTTCCCCTTTATCTTTGACAGTAAAGACAAGTTCGACAGGTATTCTGTGGCTCTTGGTCTTGAGGGGGATCAGGTCAAGCAAGCTAGGAACATCGGACTGAATGTCAAACAGGTTGACGATAAGTATGACGGCATGGCTTACGTCTTGCTTAAGAGTAACTACAAGCCTGATCTATTTAACGCAGATGGTAAAGAATACGATGGAGCAAGGATGCTCAGTAACGGTTCTAAGGCTGTGGTGAAGCTAACGCAGCGTCCGTATAATAACAAGTATGGAACAGGTATGACTACCTTTATGAACGCTGTGAAGATCACAGACCCTATTGAGTATATTCCAGAGGGTGGTTCTAAGAAGTCATTTTCACCCGATGATAGCGAAGTTTTTGAATCCTCTGGCGAAGTACCCTTCTAGGTTGTTATGTCAGCACCTAAATATGGGCATTGGGATATTAGTCTGGTGGGCAGGTTCGATCCGGAAGAACATCTCGGATTTGTCTATCAGATTACCCATATAGAAACAGGCAAAAGCTACATAGGATGCAAACACCTTTGGAAGTTTAAAAAGAGAAAAAAAGTTAAAGCAAGTGAGTGGAGATACTATTGTTCTAGTTCTAATTATCTTAAGCCTGATATAAAAAAGCATGGTAAGAGGTCTTTTAAGTTTGAGATACTTATGCTTTGTCCTAATAAACGTGATCTGTATTATAACGAAGCAAAGATACAGATGGAACTAGGTGTTCTGGAGAGTGAAGACTACTATAATGCTAATGTGGGTGGCAAGCGTTTCTTCCGACCAGTTAGCAGTTACATGAACGATAACATTAGAGAAAAATTATCTGGGACTAAGAACGGAAGGTATGGTGGAACTTTCTACCTATACTTTGAAGACGGGACAGTTAAGAAGGTGAAGAACAAAACCGTTTCTCAATATTGTAAGTGTAACGATCTCTGTCGTAGAACATTATACCGTCTAAGACAAGGCACTAGAAAGAAACCGTATAAGGGAATAATCAAGCTGGAGTATGAACATGAGCGAAGCTAAGAAAAACATAGATACGCTGGTTGATGACATATACCAGCTACTTGAAAACGGAAATAAGAAACCAAATCAGGAAGCACTGTTTGGTCTTGCTGCTAGCATTATGGACTCGGTTCGTAGGCAGTTATGGGTTAGTGCTAATGGAAGCAAGGGTGGATCGCTACGCATGTCTAATATAGGCAAGCCATGCACACGATCGCTCTGGTATGACATCAACGGTGACGATGAAGCAGAGAAGTTGCGTCCTGAAACAAAACTTAAGTTTATGATGGGAGATATTGTCGAGGCTCTACTCCTATATCTGGCAAAAGAAGCAGGGCATGAAGTAACAGAGCAACAGGCAGAGATAGAAATAGATGGTATCAAGGGACATATAGATGCTATAATAGACGGAGAACTTGTAGATGTTAAGTCTAGCAGTTCCTTCGGAATGAAGAAGTTTAAGAACGGGACTCTGCCAAATGACGATCCCTTCGGATACATTGACCAGATAAGCGGCTACGGTAATGCTCTGGGCAAAACCACTGGAACTTTCCTTGCCTTTGATAAGAGCAGTGGTGAACTTGCAACATACACTCATAGGAAGTTATCTGATACTGCTAGCAGGATAGACAAAGTTAAGAGAGATACATCTGGAGAGTCCCCACCTCACCGTGCATTTTCTGCTGTTCCTGATAAGCAAACGGGTGGGAAGAAGCTAAACGTAAACTGTTCCTACTGCTCTCACAAGAAAACATGCTGGTCTGACCCCGGACTTGTTACTAAGTTTAGATCAGGTAGACCAGTATTTTTAGTGAAAGGTAGTGTATCCAAGGGGGAAGACAATGCAAGTCGCTCTTTCTGAGGAACAACTTATAGATATTTCTTTAGCGTATAACAACGAAGAAATATTAGACATACTACAAATAGAAACCATTGAACTTGTGCATATCTTGCAAGAACAAATAGAAGAAAATATTCTTAAGTTTAACCTTAGACCTGTGGACTGTAACTATGACTTTTAAATCTAACGAAAATCCAATGTTCCGATCAAAGTTTAGTGAGGACATTTTCAAACAAAAATATGCACATCAGGGGTGCTACACTTGGGCTGACTTGGCAAAGACTTTGGTAGAGGATGTTTGCAAAGGATTGTTAGCTGAGGATGAAGTGTCTGAACTCATACAGATGATTACAGACCTTAAGTTTATTCCGGGTGGTAGGTATCTCTACTACGCAGGAAGACCTAATAAGTTTTTCAATAACTGTTTTCTGCTCAAGGCAGAGAAGGACACCAGAGAGGATTGGGCTAACCTAAGTTGGAAAGCAGAGTCATGTCTTATGACAGGTGGTGGCATAGGTATTGACTATTCTGTTTATAGACCGGAGGGTTCGGGGTTGAAATCTACAGGAGGAATTGCTAGTGGTCCAATTCCTAAGATGCAGATGATTAACGAGATTGGGCGTAGAGTGATGCAGGGTGGAAGTCGTAGGTCTGCTATCTATGCTAGCCTAAACTGGAAGCACAGAGATATAGAAAAGTTTCTGACCTGTAAGAATTGGTATGATATGCCAGTAGGGGATACAGGTTTTAACATAGGTCAGGTTAAGGAACAGGACTTTAACTTTACTGCCCCGATGGACATGACCAATATAAGTGTCAACTATGATACAGATTGGTTAATTAACTACTGGAAAACAGGAGATGTAGGAGATGTCTTCAGGACTAATATACATCAGGCTCTTAGAACTGCTGAACCGGGATTCAGCTTCAACTTCTTTGAAAAGGAAAAAGACACCCTTCGCAATGCTTGCACTGAGGTATGCAGTGCTGACGATTCTGATGTGTGTAATCTTGGTAGCATTAATTTGGGCAGGATTAATAATATTTCAGAGTTCTCAGACGTAGTAAATTTAGCAACCAAGTTTCTTCTATGCGGAACAAAGAAAGCAAAGCTGCCCTATGAAAAGGTATATGATGTTAGAGAAAAGAACAGGAGGTTGGGTCTGGGACTTATGGGTATGCACGAATGGCTGGTTAAGAGAGGTAGCAAATACGAAGTTACAAAGGAACTTCATCAGTGGCTTTCTGTTTATAAGGGATGTTCTGACGCTACCAGTGCTAGCTTTTCTGATACTCTTGGTGTTTCCCGTCCTGTGGCTAATCGTGCTATTGCTCCTACAGGCAGCATTGGTATTCTTGCAGGGACTTCTACTGGTATCGAACCTATTTTTGCAGTTGCGTATAAGAGGAGGTATCTTAAGAACGGAAATAAGTGGCACTATCAATACGTTGTGGACAGTGCTGCTCAGGAAATCATAGACCTGTATGGAATCAAACCTGACAAGATTGAATCAGCATTGGACTTGGCTAGTGACTATCATAGACGCATCAAGTTTCAAGCAGACGTTCAAGACTATGTAGATATGTCCATATCCAGCACCATTAACTTACCAGCGTGGGGGACTGAATTAAACAATGAAGATACTGTGGATAAGTTTGCTTCTACTCTTGCCAGTTATGCTCACAGGTTGCGAGGTTTCACCGTGTACCCTGACGGATGTAGAGGGGGACAACCTCTTAGCAGTGTGCCTTATAGCGAAGCTGTAGACAAGCTGGGTGAGGTGTTTGAAGAGGGCGTTGAAACCCACGACATCTGTGACATTACTGGTCACGGTGGAAGCTGTGGAGTTTAAACAATGTATGGAGAAGTCTGGTATTCTGGCTCTAGCGTTCCCGATATGCAGGAGGATTTTAGACAGGCTGTTATATCGCTGTGTAATAACTTAGAGGAACAGGAAGGCAAGGTCAACGATGGAGAACGAATAGAGAACATACGTTCAAATTCCACATATGCCATAGATCATCCAGATTTTAAGACATTGGTGTTTGAGTGGACTAAGAAAGCCAATGAAGAAACTGGATGGAACTTTGATTTATCTGGTATAGAGAACCTACAGCTTAGTAAGTATGGTGAGGGTGAAAAGTATAGCTGGCACATGGATATACAACCCTCTGATCCCATGCGTAAGCTAACTTATAATGTGGTTCTGAACGATGACTTTGAGGGGGGAGACTTTCAGTTTAGTTGGGGAAGCCCCTCTGCACCTTATAAGAAGAGGACACGACCTGAGCCGCAGCTTAAGATACCGGGCAGGATGGTAGTCTTCCCTAGCTACTACTACCATAGAGTCACGCCTGTAACCTCTGGAATTAGGTATAGCCTAACAGGTTGGGTAACAGGTAATCCTTTTAGATAGGGGTTGCAGTCCTTATTAAAGTGTGTTATACTATTAGTGGAAGTGCTAATTACGGGCTTCCAAACTTCTTGCTTATAGGAGAAATAAAATGCAAGACATGACTTATTCACAGATGCTAACTGTTGCCGAGCGTTCCTCGCTAGGGTTAGAAAACCTTTTTAATAATATGTGGGAAATGGCAAGTAGCCAAGTAAAAACTTCCCCCAACTTCCCTCCACATGAACTTATTAAAACGGGGGAAAATTCTTGGCGTATTTCTATGGCACTTGCTGGCTATACAAAGGAGGATGTAACGATCGAAGTTAAGGAAAACGTCTTAACCGTATCTTCAGAAGGAGTCAACAACAAGGACAAAGGTAAGGTAATACATTCCGGTATTGCATACCGACAATTTAAAAGAGAATTTATGTTAGGAGAGTTTGTGGAAGTTAAAGACGCTTCTCTAAAAGAAGGGATATTAAAGATTGATCTAGTTCAGAAACTTCCCGATCACAAGAAACCAAAAACAATTAACATCAATTAACTGCTAGGGTGATGCCTTAATACATCCGTGAGGAGCCTATGGTTAGCTCCTCTTTATTTTTGTGGGTGTGACCCGTTGTGCATGTGCATTAGTTTATCTACGTCCCGCCTGAGAGATGACACATCTGCTATGATACTGGCTGTTTCTCTAGCCCTTGCTTCCCTCTCTTTAGGGGCTAACATTCCAGACATCACCTCTAGTCTTTGAGAATGATTCTGAATTGCAACTTCTTGGGTATCTGTTGTCCTGTCCTGTTGCCTTAACCTAGCCTCTATATCAGACAACTCGTCTATCACTGCTTGCAGCTTTGTCTTTACTATGACAAAGGCAGTTACCACGCTTACCAGCATGCCTGCCAGCGTTAGTATCATTCGTGCGTCTAGTTCCATTACACATCTTCTTCAAAATCAAAAGCTGTTCCACACGTTACGCATCTGAATGAGCCATCATCGTATAAAAGCCAATGTGCTGATAGCATATCCCATTGTTCGCAAACGTGGCATATGATAGGATTTGCGTCTTCTTCTTGTTCAGCGGATTCAAACTGAACTACCGTATTCACCTTTTATACATTTCCTTACATTTACAATTTGTGCATTTACAGTTTTTGCAGTCACCGTTGCAGTGACATTCCCTATCCTTGCAGTGACAGTCTACGCAAAAGTTATCACTTCCCATTTTCTTCCTTCTTTTTTCTTTTGATTTCTAGGACAGCCTGATAGATACGAATCGACATCCACACCACTGTTAACAAACTTGCCAAGGCAGGTAGCCATTCAAACACACTTCCTACGGCAACTGCTCCGGCAGCTATGTCCACTGGTGTTTTACTGTCCATTTTCTAAACTCCGTTTGTATCTTTCATGGTTTGCGTTGAAAACCCTTATCCTGTCTTCCCTATCTTTTTTGTTCCCTTGCCACCAGTTTTCTAGCCAAAAATCTAATATACTTTGTTTACCAGAAAATACCTTAGACATATCTGCATCTGGGTGCTCTATTAAATCATAGACACCAAGAGCCATTTGCTGATCGCCAGTTAATGATGTAGCAATGTCCTTTTCTCTATTTATACTCTTTAACCATTCTGGCTGCGGTAAATTTTTTCTTTCTAGATAATTTCTAGCTCTTTGCACCGCTGTTTTAAATCTTTCTCTTTCAAACTGTAGTAATCCTCTTCCCAGATTTCTATTTTTCTCAGTCCCTTTTTGTATCATATTTGGATTATAGGTTCCACCAGATTCGTGAAATGCCATTGGTTTAATTATATTGTTAATTATAAAAGAAGAATCGATCCCTTTCTCTTTACCCGCCAAAGCTGCTGCCCTTTCTGTTTCGGTAAGGTCTTTCAAATTAAATGACGGTTTAGGATCAAAAAAATCAAGAACATCTAAGGCTTCATCCAGTAAGCCTACACTAGACAAACTACGTTTTATTAGAGGTTTTATTTCATCTAATAATCCTACCACTTGAACAGGGTTTTGTTCACGTTTTTGCTGCTGTATTGCTTTAGCAGCACCTAAAGATTGTCCAAAAGCTACCATATTAAAAGTTCTTTCCAACCCTGAAACCAAGGTTCCATATATTACCAGTGCGATTAGTATTGTTCCAATCATATCCTGCGTTTACGCTTCCTGTAAATCCTCCCGGCAGTTGAAACTCTCTAGAAGCAGAGACACCTTGAGGGTTTACGTTTAATATACCACCACTGTCCAGAACTGCCCTAAAATATGGATTATTTATTACACTATTTCTGTTGACAGTAGTTCCTGCTTCTATATTACCATAGGGAATGTCCATATTTAACTTTACATCAGCGGAGGAGGACATAGGGTCTAGAGGCTTAATATTAGGGTCTATGGAAACTTGCTCAGGCAAGGCTGATTCAATTTCTGTAAAAGCAGGTTTTGCAAAATTTAGCACAGGGTTTACAACAGTGTCTTTAATGTCCTGTATATTTTCTTTCCCTACTGCTGCTGCTGCACTCCCCAGACCTAGTTTTAAACCCTCTCCCTTAAGCCTGTCGAGTTCAGCACCTCCCCCTGCTTCTTCAAATTTATTTTCAATATTTTTAACAACTTTAAATATATCAACCATGTTAATTCCCCGCTCTTGCAGCACCCTCGTCTAAGGCAGTTACTCCTGATCCAGCCACAGGTGTTTGACTAGGGCGTATCATGCTTGCAATTTGTTTAATAGCATCTACACCCATATCCACTGGAACTACTGGTTGTGTATTATCTACCTGCTCCTCCTCCATAACCAGTTCTGAACCGGCTGGAGCTTGTGCTGTGTATTCATCACCAGCCAAGGTTCTAACAGCAATTTCGTATTCGCTAGGATAAACTTCATTAGCCTCTTCAATGTAGTTTGCAATGGAAGCTGCAAACAACCCGTTTCTACCAGCCAAGGCTAAGGAACCTGCTTCCCTACCTTTAGAAATAGCTGTATTAAGTGCCTGAGCAGCTTTTGTAGACCCTTTTCCTTTTGCCGCTGCCATTTCTTTAGCAAGTTCTTCTGCATTTAGAGAACCCTTAGTCATAAGTTTTTCATTTAAGGCTTTCCAAGCCGGTGCGTAAGGAGCAAACTGCCTAGTAGCAAACATATAGCTTAGTGGTTTTATAGCACCTTTTACGTCAAGCCTGAGTATAGCCCTTATAGTGCTAGGAATAATTTCAGCAGTAGACAACGCACCACTTACAGGGTCTATATTAGCTCCCTTCTGCACCACAATAGCCAAATCCTTCATTCCAGCGTGAACACCGTCTGGCATTACTGCTGCTACAGTTTTGTCTCCATGCTGTGCAATCGCCCCAATATAGTCATCTGCCCAGCTTTTTATAGCAGACAGTGCTTTCGTAGGTTCAGCAACGTTAGCCGAGTTAATAACTTTGCTCCAATTTTCTGCAAAAATCATTTGCCTAGCTAATTCTTCATTTCTAGGGTCTAGAGCTTTTAACCTAGCAAGTTCTTGTGGAACATCCCTTAACTCATTGCTTCTAAGATTGTTGCCAATCTTGGCAATTCTTTCTACAAAAGCACCTGCTTCCTTAAAAGACATGATATTGTCAAGGTTTTTAACAGCATTAGGTTTACCAGTTGATATGTCAGTTAGTATGCTTTTATATTCCTCTAGATGTTTGTTACCGAATATTCTGTTAATAGTGTTTCTTACGGTTGTTTTACCAGCCTCAGTGCTAGGATACCTTTTTTTCAAAGTATTTTCAAGATTTTCAATTTTATTTAGCTCTTTTTGGGCTGCTGTTTTAACATTTTCGGGACTAATTTTTGATAAGTTTATTTTAGACTCTCGAATAAAGTTAAAGCCCATTGAAGAAATCATATCATCCTTGGCTTTCTTTTGCTGTTTCCACAAGGAAGGGTCTGATTTTTTCAACTCTTTCATAGCAGCACCTTTGCCAGAAAAAGCATCGTCTAGCTTTTTAAGCATAGTGTCAATTTCTGCAAAATTTTTACCGCTTACAAAATCTTGCAAATATTGGTCAGCATCTACTTTTTCATTTTGAGTGGTAAGTCTGCTAAACAAGCCCTTTCTGCCCCTATATGGAGACACGAATGTACCATATTGTTTATTTAGTTTTTTAAAATCTCTTAAACTTGCACCGCTTGGAAGGTAGTTTTCTAGCGTGTCCAAAGCAGCTTTAGAAACCTCAATTCCATTACGAGTTGCTACAGCATCAGCGGAATTAAATGTAGCCCCCCTTATTGCTTGGTCTGCCCTTAATAAAGCTCCGCTAGTTATGTTCTCCCCAACATAAGGATTAAAGCTAGGGTCTTTTTCCATTTTTTTTCTAACCGCTTTAGAAAGTTTTTTAACCTCGAACTGCCCACTCCTAGTTACGTATACACGGGAACCTATTCTGTTTCCTAAGCCACCTGTTTTAGAAAAAGCAAAAAGAACATCGTCAGCCTCTATATCGCTTTTTCTGACAATAGCGTTCATATAATCAGCAACTTCTTTGTTGGAAAGAACTCTGTTAGAGGCTGCTCCTCCACTGTTCCACAGTGCATATTTTTGTTCAAAATGAGCCATTCCTATTTTATACTGTGCTCTAAGTTTTTCTTGCATGAATTTTTTCATGGTAGACAGCGTGGAAGCTGCATCATCGGTAAGACCAGCAGGAGAATTAGGAAACTCGTCTAGTTGCTTTATAGTTTTCTTAAACAAATCTCTTTCAGATTTGGTTAAACCCTTTTTTACCATTTGAAGATAAACGTCATCGCTCATACCAGCAGATGCCCTGAGTATGTCTCTATATCTATTCATTGCATCGCTAATTCTAACGGGAAACTTTTCTTTCATTTGCCTAGCACCAAGACCCTCCATTATTTTAAGGGTTTGCCCTACCGCAGTATTTTCTTCGCCTACCAAACTTCTAAGGCTTAGAAAAAGAGCATCCTCCTCTCCTAATACATTTCTTACTCTTCCCTGTGCTTTTACTGCTTCTTCTAAATCCGCAGCTTTAATAGATGGAAACATCTTTGCTGCATCATCTGGTGCTAAATTTTTAGACGCTTTTATAACTTTGCTGGCACCTCTTGTAGCAGCATGAATAGGAGCACCCAAGACTACAGAGGCAAGACCTATGATAGTGGCTTCTGCTCCCGCCCTTCCAAATATTTCTCCTGCCGATTCTTTCTGACCGCCTCGCATAGTTTGAATACCTTCTACGCCTAGACTGCCCACTCCTGCACCTATCCCTGCTCTGCCACTGCGAGCAATTAAACCCCTGCCTGTTAAAAGGGACAAAAGACCTCTAGCACCGGCAGCACCTGCTGCTCCAGTGCCGGGAGCAAAAGGAAGTGCTAATTCAGCTACCAAAGATGCAGCACCTATGGCAATCTCTGGAGAAGCATCAATAATATCGTAAAAACTATTCTCGTTTCCCGTTAGCGTTACTTTTCTGTCGTCTTTAGGTTCTATTCCAGCCTTACGAAGACCATCTGGCGTTACAAATGGAATAGTGGTGTTAGGAGTAATGCCCCAATTACCTTCTCCAAAATTTTCATCCATAGCAGCAGCTATTTCTTCCGGATTCCCTCTAGCCAAGGCTGCGTCAAATCTTGCTTTAGCATCGGGTATTCCAGATCGTATGTCGTATTCTTTTTCTATATCGTATAAAACGCCATACTTGCTCATTCTAGCTGGCATAGCTGCTGCTAGTGCGTTCTCTACCTCAACATCGCTTAGTCCTGCTGGCAGAATTGCAGTCGTTCCGTCTGGCAAGGTAATTTTTTCTTTATCCGCCATATTATTTTACCAACTCTCGTTTAAAAGTAAATTTGCCCTGACTTGCGTCTGTATCTGATAAGATTGATTCCACCATTCGCTCGCCACCCGGCTGTGATCTTATTATAGCTGCGGCATCAAAAGCACGAGCTTGGATATTTTTCATTAGATTCTCAAACTGTTGTTGTACCGCTGCCTCGCTTTTAAATAAACCGGGGGCAGAAACCATTTTATCCAAAAATTGCTTAATTTCCTGTCTACTAGCCGAGTCCCCGAACATTCCTGACGCAGCTATGTTTGCTTTAATCAGTGCAACTATCTCTTTTATCTGACTTTTACCTGCTGCTTCGTTACCAAGTCCTATAAAAGTTGCAATATTTTTCAACCCACCTACTAATCCACCCCATCCACCTTCTGTAGTGCTCTCCAACATAAGAGTTTTCATTTTTTGTAAATACGGATTTATATTTTTAGGTAATAGCATTGTATTAACTAGATCAACTGACTCGGCAGTAATTCCCGGAGGTTTTACTGGCTTAATTCCGGCTATTACTTTTGCAAGCTCGTTCTGTCTTTTAAGCTCCTCCTGAGCAGCAGCAGCTTCAGCAGCATCAACTTGCTGACTACTAACTGCAAATGCAGTAGCAGGAGTTCCCTGATAAGGATACGCCATCTCTGCTGCTGGCATACCTGCCATAATCTTAAACAACCTGCTCCAATCAAATCCCTTAGCTATGCCCTGTTCAGACGGAGTGCCGTTGCCACTGATTTTATCTATAGCATTGTTGGCTTCTGCAACCGCAAGATCATCTGTAGATAGCTGTTTTTTTCCTGTGAGCGTTGGTAATACATTGGTGTTATACCAATCAGCAAAAACCCTAACTCTTTCTTCCGCTCGATTTCTTTCTTTTATTACAAAAGGACTAAGAGAACCTTCTAAAAAACCTTCTGGCAAAGATTCACCCGGAAAAAGTTCCTTAAATTTGTTAACAGCAAAGTTTGGGTCATCCTCATATCCCCTAGCAGCTAGCAAACTTTGTGCAGTGTTGATTCGTATAGCATACCCTTGATCTATAGATGCGTCCTGCTCGTTGTATAAACCTTCATTCAGAAGTCGTTGTCTATAACTTACTGGCATAACTTGCTCTGTCCCAGAGTCGCTCATCTTTGTTACATAGCTTGGATTAGGTTTTTCTTCAAAAGTCCAAGCGTCATATATAGTGGATTTCGCAGAAGAAGGATCGTTTCTCTCAACAATCTGTTTAATTAAACCTGTGTCTACTACTGGAAGAACTGCCATTTTACTTTATCCTTATATCAAACTTTTTAATATCATTGGTCTAATTTGATATTTACTCATTTGATTTATAATGTTTTCTGCATTTGTGTTGTAAGAACCTGCACCTTGTAATCTACGAATAGAACTCAAACCTTCTTCATAAGGGTTTTGAACTGGTCTATACCCCACACTACCTCTCGGAATCGCCACAGGATTTGGAATACTTCCACTACCTTTAGGAGAAAACTTAGGAGGAGCTAACAGACCCTGCACACCCTCTGCTGCCTCTGAAATACGCTCACTCCTTGTCTTTTCTTTAAATACACCTTCTACTTCCCCTTCTTCATTTGTCTTTAGAAAGTATCCGGTTTTTTCTCTAAAAGCCTGTCTTTCCTCGTCTGTAGAAAAACTGTTATATTTTTCTTTTATCTGATCTGCGGTTTCTCCAAAAACTTCTGTACTTTTAGGGTCAAAAATGTCCCCTGTTAATACATCATCTTTTATAAAACTTTCAACATCTCCTAGAAGACTATTATTACCGCTGCCAAATAAATAGTTACCTTGTCGCTCTAGCCATCCTGACATTTTAAACCTCCAACATAGAATAGTTTACTCGGAGGTATCCATCGCTGCCTCGCATAACAGCCTCTGGCATAATCTTTTCTACTTCTTGAGCAATAACTCCAAACTCTACCTGATTGCCAACAATTTCCTTGCCCTTCTCAGTCCACTCCCACTTGTAGAGTTTAATACCGTTGGCTAGTCTGCCTACAAGTTTGATCTTATTTTTTAGACGTTTATCCGAACTAAAGAACGGAGCAGCAGCACCGACCAGACCAGCAATTTGACTAATAGAACTAGCTCCACCCGGCATTACCTGAGAACCAGTTCCCCTAGTTGTCTGTTGCATCTGAGTGCTACTACCCAGACCAGCCAAACCGCCAAACAAGTTAGCCATTGTAATAAGCTGTGCTCTGCGAGCTTCTTGCTCTTGCTGTGCAAGCCTAGCAGCGTCTTGCTGTAGAGCAGCCTGTCTGGTTTCTACATCCCTTCCTATGGCTTCCTGAAGCGTTGCAGGAGTCATCTGAGCCTGTAACTGTGCCTGAGCTAAACTGCCTAGTCGTCCCTGTGCGTTTGATCTACGGGCTTCTGCTTCTTGCAGTGACTTAGCCAACTGTTGCTGTGCCAAGTCTTCTCTGCGGATTTGCTGATTAGCCTCAAATTCTTTCAGGGCAGTGCTGCCTAGTCCAAATTGACCGGCTTGAATAGCCTGTTGCTGTGCTGTTAGTTTATCACGCTCTGTCATTTGCCTAGCTTGGTTAGCTATAGCTTGAGTCCTAGCTAGGTGGAGAGGGTCTTGGTTAATATCTCCAGTTGCTATTCCTAAATCCTGCTGGAACAAGTTTTGATAAATAGGTGCAAAGGCTGCTGCCTGTTGACCAACCTGATCGTAAATGTTTCTAGCAGCCAATGTCTGTGCAGAATCCGTAGGCACAAGACTTCCCGTAAACAGTGCGGGATCAGCACTAAACTGCTGCTGTATAGGATCAAGAAGACCTTCTATAAAAGGTATAACAGGTTTAAAAGGCTTGATCTCAGTTGATCCAGAAGTAGCTGACTGTTGCGGAGTTGAAACAACTACCGGAGGAGGTGAACTAAATAATCTAGACATTTTATAATTTCTTTCTCAGCGTTATAGTTTTAAATTCGTACCCGAGCGGTTTCATTATTTTTTCCCAGCCTTTTCGACCCGACATTTCAAAAAAATTAAACCCCAGTTTTTTATAATACTTTTCCAACATTGGAACTAATTTATAAAAATCAAACTTGCCTTCTATCGCCTCCGCACATATTCCCTTACCTCTTGGCATTTGCCCGAAACCTATTATAAGGCATCCCATAATGTTATCGTCACCGTCTGTAGAAATCCAAAAGTCGCTTTCTTTATTTATAATTTTTTTAATTAAATCGTCTGCTGTATATAAATCTTCGCACTTTACTTTTTCTACCATGTGTTCTATTCTGCTATAACACTCTGCTAGTTTTTTTCTAAGAAGTGGACTATTCGCATTAACTAGTTTATAGCTTAACCCAGTTTCCAGCAGCGTTGTAAAAATATATTCCTTCTCCGCTTCCGGGGTTCCAGTTACTGCCATCAGCATATCTAATATCTCCTTGTTGCGGATCACTAGGCACTACATTAGATACATCTAAGTGACCATCCCTTACCAAGTCTAATACTGTTCTAATTTCTAACAGCATTGAATCTATAAAGCTAGGAATTTCTTCCAGCGTTACCGGACAAGTAGTAGGATCAAACCTGAGAAATTCTCTAGTCATCTGTCTGATACAACCTCTGATTCTATAGCGTATCCGGACAGGTTAAACTGAGAAGACGCAGAGCTTTCGATCTTAATAGCAGCATATCTGCCTTTAACTCTACAGTCTACTTTACTGTCTTCTCCTATTGTAAACGATACAGGATCGTTATAACTTACACCAGAGCCGGGAGACATCTCTGCTCCCACGCTAATATTAACAGTGCCAGTTCCTTCCAATCTTGGATACACTCTGCTAATACTTTTAATAGCGTCTGTTCTTCCAGCGTTTAATCCCCTACGTTCTAAAGTTGCTGTAAAGGTTGTTCCTGCAAAAGTAGTTCCAGAGTCTGCAAAATAAAATTTATTATCAGATGTTCCACACATTAACAAAGAATCAATGGCCGGGTTATACTCCTGCTGCCCCCAGTTAAGGGTATTGCCCTCATACGTTCCAGTAGCAGCAGCCCATGTATTTGTCAGAACAGGGTTTACCAATCCTTTCGCTATATAATTTACACTTGGTAAGTCTCTTGTAGCCCAAGTGTTTTCAATATAGTTCCATATCAAAGCTGTGTCTGGATAACCACCGCTTGCTCCAGTAGCTGGAAAACAAATCCATACTTCGTTTTTAATTTTGTTATGAGCCAAGAATGTTTTATAGTAGTAAGTAGAATCAATCTTGGAAAACAAAAATGTTTTCATCTGGTCGTCTATCACACTTGTAATAGAGTTTCCGTTATGGACTACTACATCGTTAGTAGTAACCATAACGTGCTTACCATCACCCAAGTCTACTACAGCATCCCTGCTAAACAATCCTGTATCTTTAAAAACTTCACGCACGTTAAATGTAAACGCACCACCGACATAGTTAAGAGAATATACACTATCCTCTTTATATACCATTAATAAGTTACCAAGCTGCACTGCGTTAAGTATATGTCCTTTTGTACCCATTAAGGAGGTTTCGGCAGCTTCGCTAGCAGCAGAACTTGTATCCCAAGTAGTGCTACCGTTGTTATCAGTGCCTACTGGTATGGCATCGCTCCACCGCAAGGTAAAAGGTTTTGATACTGCTGAACCACTAGCACTGTCTGTAAGATTTAAAGCTATTAAATGATTACGGAACGGAATAATTGCTTTACATTTTAACGTAGATGGCCAGTGAGTAAGGTCTGCAAATTGCGAACCACCTTGAGTAAAACTCTGAGGAGCATCTATGCCATTACAAGCTAAGAGAACACCGCCTAATACACCTCCCTGCCAGTTATTAGTAGTGCTGGCAATAGTCGTATACGCACCGCTAGAGCGTGTAACATCTGCGTGGGTAGTTCCTGTAATCTTTCTAAGACCTGTTGCTGTTCCGTATATCCACAACTCTGTGCTACCTTGAAGCCAACTTGTAGCCCAATAGGGATTATTGCTAGAGCCGGGATCGCCAAATATTTGTATATGCCCGTCTATCTTACCAGCTTTACCGTCTAGAAACCTTACGTTATTGCCATAGCTAAAATACGAAGGAGGCATGTCATATGGAGACAAGTCGGTATTTATACTGAAACGTGGGGCTTGCTTACCATTTATGTCAAATAATTCTTTAGCCATCGCCAGCACTCGTTTGCTCAGTCCATGTAGTCGAATCCCATTCTTGTAAAGCAATATAGTCAGAATCTTCTAGCAGAATGTTTCCACCAGATTCCTGTATAAGACAAAACTCTTCTACTACCCAATTAGTAGGCATTAAGCACCTCTACGAACAAGACCACCGGGATCGCCTTGAACTGACATTTGCATAACAGTTCCGCTATATCTGGCTGCTTCCTCTGCTGCCATTACGTCTTCCATTGCTTTCTGATAAATAGCCATAAATCTCTGAGTTTGCTCTGTATCGTTAAGATAAATTGCTCCTTCTAAACATGCACCAAATAAATACAAGTCTGGAAAAGAAGTCAGTATATCGTTAGTAGTAACACTATCAGACAGTGGGCTAAGTTTTTTATAGTAGTTAATACCCAAGGTATAGGTAGAATCTGGAGTTGGATATAGTTTAATATCCTTGCCCAAATTTGTATATGCTCTTGGATAACCGCTAGTATACGCTCCATACTCCCTGCTTCCAGATTCTGGACTGAGGTAGTTTAAAGCATAGCTGTTTGAATCAGAAGTTTCGTATGTAACATTTCTAAGTTCAATTAAATCAGTAGGCAAGTTATAAAAAGGTATGTCAGCAGTTGTAGTAGTTTCTGCTCTGACCATGTTAGCTCTTACCCTAAGCTCACGGTCTAACCTGTTTTCTGTTAAAGATATAAAATCAGGTATAACACTTGTAAGATCATCTCTGTTAAGATAATTTGCTACACTTGTTTTTATTTCTGAATAGGTTGAAAGACTCATTAGATATTACTTTCATGTGTCCGTAGAAATCTATATTCAGGGTCATTCAAAAGTTTTTTAATTTTAGGCCAGTGATCTTTATTCATAATATCCACGCCATGTTCAGCTTTCCACTTTTCGATAATAATAAGCGGAATACTGGCAACTTTACGCATACCACCTTGAGTTTCCACGCCACCGTGTATGTAGTCTTTGTTAAACTCTTTCTTATTGAGTTCTAGAAGTGGCGAAATATCCTGAACAGAGTGTTGAACAATCTTGTCTTCGGAGTGGTCATAGGAAGTACCACGTTTAATAGGAGAGGAATCAGTCATTTTCATTTGTTTCCTTAAAGTGGGGAGAGCCATTACAGCCCTCCCCGATTAAGAACAGTCTAGCTTAGGTCGTAGACAGCACCGTGAGCTTTTTCGTTATCCACCTGCAAGGTGTATTCCGTAATAATAGCTCGCTGCTCGCCATCAGACGTAGAAGCCACTTCACGCTGGAAGAAAGGACGTAGGTAAGCCAGTTTGTAATACTCAGGATCAAGAAGCCATACATCCCGTGAACGCTGTAGGCGGTTCGGGACAACAGCCATTTCACCAAAGTCACTTACATATACATCCATACCACCGACAATACGCTGGTCGGCAACATCAACGAAGTTAGAAACTCCGGATGCTCCACCAACGCCCACGAAGCTAGAGAAGGTCTGCTTCTGTGCAGGAGCCATCATCAAATACTTGATGTCAGCACCGTTGTTGTAGGAAGTTAGGATAACTGCCTTAAGCAAGGTTTCGGTAAAGGCTCGCTGAGTACCATCGGTACGAGCTGCACCAGCACCCGCACCAGAACCGCCACTACCGGCACTTACGTTTGTGGAAACCCACGAAGTAAGACTGCCAAGTTTACGCACAGTAGAATCAGCAGACATGGCAGTCTTGGCGGTGTTAGCACCTACCAAGGTTGATTCCATATCACGCTTGAGTTCTTTAGCACGTTTGGACATCTGATAGGCAAGCTCTTCTTTACGACCCGCTTTCGATACAGCATCAAGCGTACCGGAAACAAGCGTGGTTTTCAAGCTGATCTGACAGATGTTGCCAAGACGGGTAGTAGCCGAAGGTTCGGCAGCAGTAAGAGTTGAACCTTCTTCGTGGTAGTTAGTAGTGGCTGCGGCTGTAAGAGCATCCGTCTGCCACTCATGGTTTACTGCAATCGCATCTCCACGACCACCCATAGACATAAAGGGCGTTTCAGTCGGAGAGATGTCGTAAATTACATTTTCCAAGTCTTCACGAAGACCCTTTGCGGAGAATGTAACGTACACTCCTGTTGGTTGTGCCATTTGAGTTACCTCATTGTTTGAAAGTTAAGACTCTAACAAGTCCAGAAAAACATTTGCTGCATCACGGGTATGACCTGTTTTCGCTAATCTTTCTCGTTTAGCCTGAACACCCTTCTTGGCTTTTTGAGCCTTAGTTTGAGGTGTTCCTGACTTTACAACCTTTGGAACAGATTTAGATTTTTTAGTGGAAGCCGATTTAATTCCCTTGTCTGCCATCATAGCTTTATGCAATACTAGGACAACTTTGTGATCGGTTATTCCATCTACATCCTCTGGAGAGAAACCAAGACCTAAAGTATATTGTCTAATGTCGTTTCTCAAAGTTGAGGAAGGGTCTGCATATTCAGGAAGAGCTTTAGAAAGTTTTTCAGCTTCATCTTTAAGTTTTTCAGAAATAACTTGATTCATTTCTTCTTGTTGATGCTGCTGAAGCCTAAATTGTTCTTGCTTTATACGTTCAACCCTGTCTTTTGCATCCTGAAATTCAATACGCTTTTCCATATACTCCATCGGGTCATCTTCTTTAAGAGTTGCCCAATCTGTATTATCAAAAGCTGAAAGTTCTGCCTCTTGACCTTTAGATAAAACATCAAGAGCCTGAGCGTATTGTTCTCTCTCGGACTGAACAGCCTGTAAATTAGCTTCATAGGCTTTTCTCTGTTCCGCTAAAGATTGCGATTTACGGGTATAATCCGCTTGTCGCTGGTATCCGTTTCGTAGTTCATCCAGAGTAACCTCTTGTTCTTCACCGTCTACTTTAATAGTATAAGTGCTAGGGGTTTCTGTTTCAACTACTTCTTCTTCTACCTCTTCTATTTTTTCCTCCGGCTGGTCTTCGACATCTGTAGCTTCCAACTCTTCAGAGTCTTCAACTTCTTCTACCTCCTCAGTTTCTTCTTGTAACTGCGAAACTAATTCAGATTCTGACTGAACCTTGCCTTTGGGGTTTTCGACTGCTTGTTCTGGATTGGTGTTTTCGTCACTTCCAAACATGACATCGAACATGTTAAGTTGTGGCTTGTTGACTTCCCCTTCGGGATTGGTCTGTGCCTCACTCATTTTTAGTTACCTCGTTTATAGTTGTTTACAATTTTGTCATTGTGGATGACTGCTTTTAGGTCTTCCTGTATGGAACGCAAAGCATTAAGTTTCATCCAACATATTTCTCGTTCATCTGTGGTTTCGGCAATGCTCCATTGAGATATTAAACTATTTTGTATGTTTTCCATGACTTCCTTAAAAACCTCATTGTTAAGGATAGCCTTGGCTTCATTAGCTTTTTCTCTAGAGTTCAAAGTTTAATACTTTACTGATGCTGTTTTGCCAAGATTTTGATGGGATTTACCAGCGTTTTCTCCTTTAAAGAAACGATTTCCGCTATTGCCTTTGCTAGGAATAGTAGGAGAATTACCACCGGCAGGGGGCTTGGCTCGGTTGCCAACCTTGCCCGATACATTACCTGAATACGCTTTAGGCATTTTATTTCCTTTCACCATTTTTTGCAAGACCAGTATCTTGCTGTTAATTTACTAGGAGGGTTAGTGTCACATTTATGTCTAGCCCTGAAACTTTTACGTCTCTTTGGCTGGTCTTTTTTTATAGACATATTAGGATCGCCAAATCTTACAAGTTTGATTTTGCTTCCTTGTTTTGCCAAGACTGCAAATTTCTTACTCTTACCGGGAGTTCTTTTAGGTTTGTTATACCCGGAAAACCTTTCACCTCTGTAGTTAATACTCATGTTTTTATAATAAAGTTAATAGGCTGGGCTTTCAACACTGCTGATCCGGAAGCTGCACTAGCAGACACTGCTGTTCCCAATGAAAACCCCGAACCAACTCCTACTGGAAAATATGTTCTATAGTCAGGAACTCTAAAGTTTGAACCAGATGTTCCAAACACCGTTCCTATAACAGAGTAAAGAGCAGAGTAAGTAGAAGTAGAATAATCGCTACCATCACACAGTAGCCAATCTCTGATTCCACTAATTGTTTCAGTAGTAGGGATACTATTGGAAGCATACATACAAACAGTTCCAGTTTCAAACCCTAGCTTGTTCATCTGTGCTGAAGTTTGAGTTACAGCCGTAGTAGCCAAGTTAGGAAATTGAGTTTGCAATACTGATTTAATTAGTCGTAAATGGTCGTCACCCTCAGAGATATTATCGCTAGCTGCGGGGTTTGACGTATTTAACTGACTAATATAGCTAGCAGATTCTACCGTCATTTTTTTAGTCCTTTTCCTATTGTATCATTATTATGCGGGTGTGTCAAGAGTATTTGTCCAATTTTTTCCCCAAGTTAGGGGACAAGCCTTATTAGTGTTATCTGGTGGAATAATTATTATATGAAAATCTCCATCGGGTTCTTTATAAAACTGTAGCAAACCCCCTCCAGAATCTATTCCCATTCCTATTAAAACTGCGTTCTCACTTTTTAACAGTTCCTCTGACATTTTTCTATCGTAGCATACAATACTACCTATTTGATTAGCAAATGCAAAAGCATTTATGCTGAAAAAAACAGCAGCTAAAAACAAAACAAGTGCTATAGATTTAGTTATCCAGCTTAGACCAATCATAGAGAACTCCCGTCTTTGTTCGATTTCCGTCCCCGTCAGTAGTATGTTTTAAAAATAGTGCAGCTACAGCATCGGTATCAGACGCATCATCAATGGCGTTTTCCATCGCAGTTGCTTCAGTGCGGATCGCGTCCCGATACGTTTGAATGTTTGAGGGGATAGCCGTTCCCTTGTCCGCTTTCCTAACAATCGCCCAATCTGTTTCAGCCAACTTGCGGTATTGCTGTGCCTTAACTTCTCGCTTTAAAGCTGTTTTGACACCTTCGCTAGTAACACCATCAACAGTTGTGTCTGCTAAGTTTTTAGCCGTTTTCTCAATCGTTACACCATCAGCAGCATAGTTCCATGTATACAGGCGAGAGTCCGGGGGAGCTTCAGGATTAACTTCTGTCATCCCTGCGTCTTCTTTTTCAGACTTAGACCAAATGTGCCAATTAGAGGGATGTTGAATACCGTTACTATCAGTCCAAGAACTCCCCTCTCGAATAATTTTTCCGTCATATTTCCACATAATTATTACCTCGCATTTGCATATTTGAAGGGAAATTCAGCAAACGCCATATATGCAAATTTATTACTTGCGTTAATTGTTGCGTTTGATGTTCTTAGTTTAAACCCGCTGCTAAGTATGTCTATTTCTCGACCACTTCCAGAATACTCAGCAGCATTGCTATCCATTCGTAATATAGTATCAGATATGTTAATCGGATCACGCTTGCTATCGTAGATTACCCAATCATCTGCATTGGGCATTTCTTTAAGTACAATCCACGCTGGGCGAAACCCGGTTGATACAAAAGTTCCATCATTACTAGAATTTCCCGTGTAATTGCCAAAAGCCGAATACCCCGGAACAGGAGCCCAACAATACGCTACATAATTTTCGGCTTTATTCATGTTTGCTGCAGCAGTGAACGTGGTAGAAGATACTGCTGTAATTCTGTCAGAGTCAGCAGATTCTCCACTGTTTGTATTAAGAAACAACGTATTATCTGCACCGCCCGTTAAACCTTGATTAAACACACGCCAATCTTGCGAAGAATCTCGGTTTTTCACCCAAATAAGTCCCGGTGTCGCTCCTAGCCCATGCCCATAAGTGTCGTCACCAGAGCCATCTCCTGTATAAGTGACAAGACTAAACCCATGCGTGGTATTTACCATTACACTTGAATCACGGCTACCGTCTGTATTAGTTGCAGCAGAGGCACTATCAGTTGACCATTGCCAAGCACAGTAAGTTCTGCCCGATCCGTTGTAATTTATATCAGTTGTGTCAATGTCAAATCCATTGCTTTCAAACGTGACAAGTGCAGGACTGTCTGTTGTATCTCCTCCCGCTTCATTTGTGCGAAGACGTTTTGTAGTACCCCTTTGAGAATCCCAAACAGTATGATGATCTCCATTAGAGCGAGGTGCAATAATTAACAAGTCAGGTTTTAAATCTCCTGCTTGGGCATCATTGGTAATTGCATGACCAGAAGTATCATTGCCCGTGTAAAGCTGGGTATGAAAATACTTGCTGGGATTTTTTACTTGTGGGTCATCTAGCCCTGCTGTAGACCAAGGATTAAAACCAGCAGGAATTGTGTGCGAAAAACTGGACTGACCAAAATTAAAAGTAGAGCTACCGCTAATCACACCATACCACGGGGAAAGCGAATACCCTAACCTTGCAGACCAAGTTCCTGTAGCATTTGTTCCGTTGGCTGGATCACCGCTGTTATACCAAGTTCCATTAACACCTACCCAAAACTTCATAGTGTCAATGTCAATAGCCATCATAATTATATCGTTAGTGCTAAAGTTAGCTGGTCCTGTATCGGGGGAACCATCTCCTATAACCACGCCACGCCCTGCTGTTCCTATGCCCCTGTAGTATGTGGTATCTGGATCACTTTCTTCTTCAACATGATCGCTACCAGCAACATCGGTCATCCAACCTGCCTCGGCATAAGAGCCACTGGTAGATTTCCATTCGTAATACCATTTGCCAGATGAAACAAAATGCGTTCCACGCCCGTGATGCCACCCGCTTCCACTTGTAGTTATAAGATTGCCATCGCTTAGAACTACGTCTGGGCTGTATTTATCAATGGGCGAAAGTGTGCAAAAGTTATCAGTTGGGCTGTCGGACATCTGATCCGCTGCTGCCAAGTTACTGCTTGCAAAATCATTTCCATTACCACTTTCATCATCACCTAAATCAGAGCTATCTCTGCCATCTATATAAAAGCCATTTGTTCCGTAGCTACCTGAATAAGCCTTCGGCACCCACTGACCTGTAGCACTATTAGTTTCACCGAAGTCTGTTGCTGCTTTAGCTGTTCCATCAATGACATGAATTTCTGCAAGGTAGCCGTCAAAAAACTGACTGCCTCCTCCACCCTCTGTTCCAATGCGATGAATCACAGCGTTCATAAATTCTGTGTCAGCGTCTTGGCTTGGCACACTATAACTAGAAAAAACTATCGCTTCGTTATTCCACCACGCTTTAAGCCTGTTGGTGTCGGTTGATTGCGTTGTGTCACGAACAATGAACAAATGCCCCCAAGCTCCAACATCCCGAAAAACACGATCTGTTGTGCTGTCAGCGTTTCCAACTCGAATCATCATTGTATCGTTTGAATTGAATCGAATTGTGTCCAAGTTGCTTGAGTTCACCCCGAACACATCCATGGTTGCAGAAATGTTTGCTCTTTTGATCCACATTGAAATAGATGCTGTTTTGCGATTGCCCGCCCCAGAATAAGTTTTTGATAGTTGGGCTGAATCGTCATCGTTAAAACGAATAGACTGATCTATTGTATAAGCCGTATCGGGTGCAGCGAACCACTGTGATCCAAACATAGTCATTAGCTAAATGCCTTTTGTATAGCTCCTAGCTGAATTGAATTTGCAGCCTTGACAAAATACGGAACGACATCCACCGCTGAAGCTGCGGTGCTAAGAGTAATACCAGCCCCTCCAGCAGTCTCGTAGTCCGTGCCTAAACTTAAAGTTCGTGATCCAGTTCCGTCTTGAATAAACACAAACACTCCTGCCTGACCTACTGATTCTGTGCTGGGATTAGCTAAAGTCACGTTGCCCGTAAGAGTAAGCACAAAATTCTGATGGGCTGAGAAGTCAATCGTTACACTGCCTGTGTTTGATGTGTCGGTGTCAGTCTCTGCAAGAATGATCGTTCCACCGTTAAACTGCCCAGCGACCGTCACATTTGTGGTTCCAGTTGGTATCTCAATAACGTCAGCATCAGCATCGTTTTTAATAGTAACATCGTTAGTCGAACCTTGACCTGTGAGAATCAAACCTTCAGCAGCGGTGTAACCAATGGCTGCAGAATCCCCAGCAGCAGTATCCCCATCTGGAGTAAACGTACCAGCGGTAAGGTCTCCAACAACATCAAGTGTACCCTGCATTGTGACGTTCTGTGTTCCCGTGGGAATTTCAATTACATCAGCGTCAGCATCGTTCTTAATAGTAACGTCATTAGTTGACCCCTGACCCGTAAGGATCAGACCTTCCGCAGCAGTGTAACCAATGGCTGCATCATCACCTGCGGCAGTGTCTCCCGCTGGCTCAACTGTTCCAGTTGCTGTTACATTTCCAGAAACAGCAAGAACACTCCCGTCAAAAGTTAGGTTAGCTTCCCCGTTAATTGTTGACGAGTCTACGCTGGTAATAACACGATTGTCGGCAGCATTGGTATAGGAAGTTACTGCACCGGTACTCTCTGATGCCCATTCAACTCCCAAAGTTTCGGAGCTATTAGCTTTAAGAACCGTTCCGTTACTTCCTACCGAAAGAGCTTGCGGGTCTGTGGAGCCATCTCCTACTATGATTTGACCCTTTGAAAGTGCCGACATAGCAGTAACTGCACCAGTGCCAGAACCTAGAAGCACACCGCCATCTGTTAGTGTCGTAGTTCCGGTTCCACCGCTAGAGACAGGAATAGTTCCTGTGCTGACTGTAACTGCACCCGTAGACTGGTTAACTGCAATGGGGGTGGTAGCACTAATGCTGGACACGCCTGACAATGCAGATGCCAAGGTGTCCTTTCTTACTTTATGAGTTGTTCCAGCACTAACATCAACAATAGGAAGAACATCGTCATTAGCAAGACTAGCTTCACTAAGTTCAGAAAGGTCTGTAATTTTTTTATTAGTTGCCATGTTGCTGTTCTCCGCTTTTGCTACTTAACCCTCTAGCCAAGTAATATTAACCGTAGCACTACCACTTGCAGTAATAGCTGCAATTTTATCGCCCTCTACTACTGTTACAGTAACGGGTTCGCCTACGTTTACTTGCACTCCTGCAGCTACAGTAGCAGTTGGTGTAGCACCCTGTCCCCCGGAACAAGCTACATATGCTAGAGCAGAGGAGGAAATACGAGCTTTTGTAATCTGTGCAGGACATGCTCCTGAACGAGTTGCCCCTGTGCCAGTTCCTGCTGCTAAGTTTTCGCTGGAATTAACACGGTAAAAATTATTCTGTCTTCCGATTGCCATTTTACTTTCCTTATGCTTTAATGTTTTTGTCAGAGTTCATTTCAAAACCTAGCTCAATACCCTTGAGCTTCAGTTCTTCTTGCTTGATTGCCATTTCGTGTTCGGTTTCTATACGTTCTAGTTCTAACTTAGCTGCTTTAATTTCTAGCTCCTTGGCTTTTACCTGAGCTTCTAATTGAGTTGCCTGAGCAATAGTCATCTGAGCTTGGGCTTGAGCCTGTGCTAATTGTTCCTGTGCAGACGGAGGAGGTGGTTCAGTAGGAGGAGAGGATACAAACTTGTCTACATTTTTAATGTTCATCTCGTCTGCTACTTCACGCATTAGATTATATACGTTGTCAGGCTGAATAATGCCCTGAGTTTGCTGACCGACCTTTTCCATTAGCATAGCATAATTATTTAGATTTTGTAGCCTAATGTCCTGATCTCCGTATCCAATGCCTACCTCAATGTCTACATCTAGGTCTTCTCTCCAACTAGAAGGGTCTATTGGAAAATATGTGTTATTAAGTCTGACAAGTTTTTGCCTGTCTTCGTATCGTTGCACTAAGTTATAAATAGATTTAAAGATATTGCGAACACCCGTATCTGCAAAAACTCTGGCTATAAGTTCTAGCCTACCCTGAGCATTTGTCAACGCTGCGTTGGCTGCACCTTGCGTAACATGCGATTTTAAAACGTCTGCACTAAGACCCTGTGTTTGAGGGTTTACTCCGGTGCGTCCAGATTTAATATCTTCCCAATACTGCAACATGCGGAAAGCCTCTGGTTGCAGTGCTGGCGTTTGAATAGGCTGGAGAGCATTTGGACTCCGAGTCCTTACAATACCTCCCGGTCTATTAGTAAGAAGATCGTCTACATTAACCTGACCTTCTACAATCTGAAATCTTCCGTTATTAGCCAGATACATATTATCTAGCAAGTTACGGGTCAGTGTTGACCTGATTAGCTGTATATCCTCTACAGTTTCTGCAACGCTAAGACCGTAAAACTTATGCGGAATAGGTATGGGACATACTGTGCTAAAGGGTATATAGTCAATAGGTTCTAAATCTAAAATTTCTGAACCACTGTGACAAACTTTGTGAAGAACACTTACTCCTGAACCGTCTATATCTAGTTTAATATAGGACTCGTTAATCTCCACCATTACTTCTGAATCTGCACTAGCCTGATTAGGGTATACGTCTGTGCTATCGTATGAGTGGCGAGCCATGTATTCTTGGCTAGTTGTAATAGCGTCTGCTTCTGAGTTATATCCGGGCAGCGACTCTACCAAGTCAGTATCATACCCCATTTTAATTAGATCGCTTTTAGATTTATGCGACCTGTGACAGATAAACCTAGCTTCTTCTAAAGTTTTAGCACCCCTGTTAATGAGAAACTCTTCCGGAGGCACGTTTTCAATAGTGACTTTTCCAGAGTAATCTGTGCGAGCAAATACCGCATCGTGATATATTTCCTCGATTTCCTCCGCTTGTCCTGTTTCGGGGTTTAAAATTTCCCGTATTGTAGACACTTGTTCGTGTTCTATAACTTCCAAGTCTTCGTCTTGGCTAAGAACACTGAACTCCTGCTCTGTTAGATTTTGATAGCTTTCGCTAGTTGTTTTTTCTACCTCTTCCCAATAGTGCTTAACAACGCCTACCTTTTGCATAAGAGCGTCTAGGAACATATTATATAAAATCATAAAACCATTGTTCTGTTTGTAGAACACATGATTTATATACTTAGTAGCCTGTTCTGCAACTTCTTCATCTTCTGGACTTTCGGGAACAAACCTTACTACATTGTCTCCACCTGTGAAGATACGCATAAGACTAGGCATCATCCACATTAGCGTGTCTTGTACGTCTGTAACTACAACCTGTGACCGGCCATCTTCCTCGTTGCCGAAAGGCTCGCCATAGAAATATTCCATGGCCTTTGCTTGCTGAGAACTAATCTCAGAATCTAGATAGTCAGCACTGCCGTTTATTTCTCCCTCTACAAGGGAAATAATTTCTTGGTCGTCTAATTCTCTAGCCATTATTTACTGACTCCTTTGAACTTCTCGAATGTACGAAGACCACCAAGACCAAGCATACCGAGTAATACAGGCATCATCTGACTCATATCAAGAGATGGTAAATCTATAAGGTGTCCTGTTTGAGCTAATATAAACTGTAAAATAGGCGTTCCTACATACGTCCAAGCAAGGGCAATTCCGCATGTCCAACCGATAAATGGCCGCCAACCAGCGATAAAAATATTTCTCGACTTAGCTTCTTCCCGGTTAATAGCCATCTGAGCTAGATCAACCTTAGCCAAGTGTGAAGCAAGCTCTGCTTCTATTTTACGCTCTGCCTTTGCACGTTCCTCTTTATCTTCAGGTAGAAACCTACCTATAATATCGGTAACGGCTGGCAGTATAGATGGCAGCAGTGCTTGAAGCATTATACTATTTCCTGCTTCTTAAGATACGTGCAGCTTTTCGTGCGTGACGCATAGACCGTGCTTCGTCTTCTCCTCTAAACTGACGAATAACATCGTTTATGCCCTGCATCATTGTTCGTTTAACAGGACCGGGATAGTTTTCAGAAAGCATGGTGTTCATAAAAACTTCGTTCATTTCTCTAAGTTTTTTAGTTTTCTTCTTGTCAATTTTGCCATTCTTTTTGACAAAGTATTTTACTGTTTTGTCCATTATACTATCCCTGCGTTTGAATATTCAATTTCTTTATCAAACCCGTATTTACGATACAAAGTTTTAGTTTTCATACGCTCGCCAAAGCGTTCTACGCTTAAAGCACCGTATCTCATTGCACTTAATAGGTCGTCTTTGATTGCGACCACTTTACCGTTCTTTCGATGGTAGAGACGCATTTCTTCAAGAGTTTCAACACAGGATTCAAAGATATGTAGACGACTAGTTTCCATGCGTTGCAGAAGGCTGCTAATACCCGCTTCCACAGAATTGTTACCATTTAATGCTCCATCCACTGGTGGGTTTTTAAAATGTTCAGCCAGCATATATACGCCCAAATCCCTATATTGCTGTGCCAGTTGTATGCCTGAGCCTTTATCGTGCTGTAAACCATCGTGTGGGAAAGCAACTGGTATTCCCGGTGTTCGTGCATTTAGTGCGGAGGCATGTGTTATAGGCGTTTCCTTGCTTCTTCGATATTCGTCATAGACATATATTACATCGTTATCCGGGTCTAGTGCGACCCAACTTATAGCAGTAGGATGGTCAAATCCAAAGTCTATACCTGCAATTCTCAGGTAGTGTTCCGGCAGGTCAAAATCTTCGCAAACTACGTCATCTTCGCTTACCGGATATACCAAGCCACTACCAAATACTGGTATACCCTTGCTCCGCATATCTCGCTCGGCAGGGCTGTATACCGCTAGAAGCTGCTCTTTTGTAGATTCGTCTAAATGTTCTACATCGTCCCAAGTGGCTGTTGTTAGGCTTTGTCCCGGTTTTAATTCGTTTAAGAAACTGCTTACTACGCTGGTCATGCCTCGCTCTGGAGTAAACGTCATGTAGACAATTCCGTTTGTGTCTGCTGTTCTGGTTATACACTGGCTAAAAATTTCTTGCTTAGGTTCCTCATCCAACCAGACAACATCTATAGCCTCTCCCATAAATTTTTCAAAACCTTGCTCATACGCTTTAAAATTAATCTGACTATTGCCACCAGATTTATGCCGAACCAAAGCACTTGAATGAGCATTTGGAACTCCCGGCTTACGAATAGTTTCTACAATCTTGTTTAGCGGTATTGCTCCTGTCCCTTTCTTTAAAGGGTCTTGCGGATTGCCAAATAGCTCCTTCTGTATAATGTCCCGTGTGGTGTCGTTAGACTCACCAGCAGCCCATACACGCACAGGTCTTTTAAATTTATGCCCCTCCCACCATTCCGGATAGTCTCCGGTCAGGTGATAGGCAGTCTCAGCCGCTCCGCAGAAGGTCTTGCCTACTCGGTTAGCAGCCATTAAAATTCTTTGAGCGTTTCCCTTGCCCTGCTGGTGAAACTTGCGTTGATACTCATACGGCTCATAACCCTTGAGCCTGTTTGTTTCCAAACGTCTCTGTTTTTCTTTCAGCAGTTTGAGGACACCCTCCTTATTGTTACTTACTGTCACTGAGCTTTACTACGTTGCTTAACATTGCAATCTGTTCGTCCAGTTCTTCATCGCTAAGTTCTGTAACTTCTTTTATGGTAGTTTCCTGCTTGGTTACTGCATCGTAACCTGCCCTAGACAAAATATCCCTTGCTGCGTTGAGTTTCACGTTTTCGCTCTCTGCCCCTCGCATCAGGTTTTCTAAAACAGATAAAGCCAGCGTTGCTGTTTCGCTGACCTTTTGCTGTATTCTTCGTTCAATATGTTTCCAAAGGTGGCGTTGTAAACGCTTTGACCTGTTGGCTGGACTAGACCTTGTAGCTGTATAGCCAGCTTCAAAGAACGCATCCTTTGGCTCCATATGGTTGTCTACCAAGTTAACTATAAAGTTATACTCTTTCTCCGTAAGCTCTGCTTCTAACGGTTTAGGTTCTTCCAGACTTGCATACAAACCAGTGTTAGGATGTTTCTTTCCTCTAGCCATTTACTTTCCTTCTCTATTGTGGTAAATAGTTCACCACTATTATAAGCTATTATACTATTTTATTAACACTGTGTCAACCCCCTTTTTCAGTGATTTTAAAATTGTCCCCAAAAATGAACGAAAAGGACAACATAACAATTCAGAGTGCGGGGGGGGTTTGCAATATTGAGAATGATTCTCATTTGCACACAAACTTGCCCAGAGTTGCGAACGATTCGCATTTGCAGACAATGTTGACCAGTGTTGAGAATGATTCTCATTTGCAACAATGGTGTTGCAGAATTGCAACATTGTTGCTCAGGTGTCACTGTGTCTGAAATACAACAATGTTGCAAATGTGCAACACAATGGTGTTGCAAAATTGTCACACTGTTGCAGACCGGTTACTGTTGCAGGATTGCACCGGTGTTGCAAAATTGAGACAAGTGTGTGTGAGAGTGAGAATGATAATCATTTGCAAGTAACATATTGGAATTGTTCTAAACTGCTTATTTAATAGGCAAAGGTC